AAAAGGCGGTATAATAACCGCCCTTTAATAACCACATTTTAAATTTTAAGAAATTATTGAGGATTTCATAGCTTTCATTATGTCTTCCGGTATCTCACACCCATTAGGTCCACTACAAGATACAGCTCCCATAGTATCCATATTAACATATTCGGGTTGTTTAATAGCCGTATTAAAATTAAAATCCCTTTGTTTTAATTCACGATTTATTCTAACCCATTTGTGATATAAATGTAAATCTTTAAGACATAATACCATTTCTTTAATATCTCCCTTAAAGAATCTCTTAGCGAATTGCTTAGCCCTTCTAATCCAATCTTTCTTAATTAAACCTTCAACCCTTGTTCCTTGTAATTTCAAATCTCTTTTATTTACATAGTCACAAGCCTCCCATAAGTTACCATCGAAAGCGTGTAACCCATCAACGATTAAACCTGAAGCGAATAAAGCCGCATCATCATACTTATCATATAATTCTTTACCTGACAATACTGACGTGAATGGTGCTTGGTTGAAATCTTTGTCACCTGTTAAAGGTAGGAATGATACCGCCGCGAAATCATATCTATTATTAAATAAATAATCTTCTACCATATCATAATCAGAATAATCCAATTCAACAGTATTAGAAACTGAATGTCTTAAATATGGTCGAACGTTTCTTTCGTTATTTGTTCCATATTCAACCCAATTGTTTTGAATTGTTTTAACCACTTCTAATTGATTCATACCAATTAAATCCTTTTTAAATTTAGCATTTTTATTAGCCATTACCGGAATATATGCGACATAATCTGTTTTATTAGAACTCCATACAGATTCTTCAATCAAATACGAATGTTCTTCATTCAAATACTTACCAATTTCAGATTGTTTATTAATTTGCATTACCCTAAAGTATCTTGGAGCATGATCTCCGTGACAACCAGAAGGTGATTTTAATAAAACTGAAGCATTTCCAGAAGGTTTAACACAAGTTGTTCTCGATGCTGGATTAATACCTATAATTTCAGCCAATTCCTTATTTACTTTTTTAACGATTTCAGCACCTTTTCTTTGAATTTCAGGATTCATCATAATATGTGGGTTAGCCATCCAACCTGTAAATGAACAACCTAATAATGCCTCTCTCCTGAAAATTGATTCTGTTACCTCACCTAAATATGGGAAATCAGCATAACCCGCTTGCAATGTACCTAAGATAGCTAAAGATTCACACGCATCGTAAAACTTATCTTCTGTTGTACACATACCACCATTACCCTCAGTTAAATTACATCCTTGAAATCCACTTAAACCATCAATTTGTGGGTATAAACCAATCTCAACACAATTATGAACAATAATACCATTAGCGTCAAATCTATGAATATCATGAACATTAACATCATACACATCTTCAAAACCATCGTATTCAATAGAACTAACCGTATCGTTAAAATACTCAGAATAAGGTTTGTAATTATCTAACATTTCAACAACCAATAATTGTTTTTTAGAATTTAATTTAATTCTATTATTAAATTCCCTAACGTTAGTCTTACTAACCTGTAAATCGTGATTTGATTTACAATAATATTCTTTTAAACCACCATTACCGTCAGGTAATTGTCTAAACCCTTCTTTACGTCTATTTTTATAGATAGTGGAAGTAATACCTAACCTTAATAACATTCTTTGAACTATATTAAGTATTTCAAGATTAGATTGGTTTAATCTTATATTATAGTCACCTTTATTTGTGTCATTATGGATTGTCCCATCAGCATCAATTAATCCAGATATAAAACCCTCATAGAATTTAGATGATTGTTGCTCTAATTTTTTATTAGGTAATTTTTCATTATTTTTAACACCAAATTGTTTAGCAAATTCTTTTAATTTAACACTTCCAATAGTGACAATACCATCATTATTTTCTTCAGCAGAGAACTCTTGATCGGTTTTAAAATTATTGTTTAAGTAAGTCTTAGCAACTTCTTTTACATCACTTTCACCCCAATATTTTAATAACGCAGATTTATCATCAAAAGTCCCATCACCAATTAGATTACCTAACAACCAACCTTTTTGGAATTCGCTTTCATCTTGACTACCCCAAATATAACCAATATTTTTAGTTAATTTAACTCTATCGCCGATATTAATATCTTTCAATTCTTTCCAAGATTCAATACCCATACTATTAACAGTTAAAATCTTATGATTTTCAGTTAATCTTAATTCATAACCCTTATTAGTTGTTAATTTAAATACATCCCTATCACCAGTTTTCCAAAAACCATTAGACATCATTTCGTGTTCTTCACCATTCACAACAATTGTTTTTTTAACACCAATTAAATCCTCAACCGTGAAAACACCTTCATTCGTCATTACGGTAGTATCTTTAGTTACACAAGGATTAGTTACTTGATCCTCATTATCCACAAAATAGAATCCAGGTTCACCAAAATCTTTGATTGATGTAAAAATCTTATTGAATTGTTCTTTCGTTGTAGTACTCCTATTAATTACCGCTGAATTATTAGACCTCCCTCTTTGTGGATTTTCATAATACCAATTACCAACCTTAGCATTCATCATTTCATCATCTTCCGGTGAGAATAAACAAATTGTAGCACTTCTTCTAACACCACCCGATAATACCGCATCCGCCATATACATAATAAAGTCATAAGCCATAATGGATTTCATTACGTTAACACCTTGATTTAAATTTCTTTCAATCAATTCCTCACCCTTTAATAATGATTTTCTCAACCCCTCAGGTCCAGGAGCTTTAAAACCACCACTAATCATAGCACCTTCAGGTCTAATTAAACTTAAATCAAATCTAATTTCATATCCTTGATACTCAGTAAATGGTGTTTCTTTTCCTTCTTCAATATATGAAGATACTAAAATACCAAAAGCGTCACTCCACCCTTCAATCGAATCAGGAACTACAAATGTTTTTGTACCTTTAGTTCTTTTAACTAAATTAGGTAATTTACTAATATGTTTATATTGAACCGAAAATCCAACACCACATCCACATAATAACAAATACATTATTTCTTGGAAACTTCTAACTCTATCCACATAAGTCGCCGTACAATTATATAATCTGGCATTATGTCTAATAATTGGTTCACCCCCAAACTGTAAAGCTCTTTGAGAACCTAATACCAACCTTTCTTTATAGGCATTTTCAGCCTTTTCGAATAATTCCACAAATCTTGGGTTTGATAAAAATTGTGAATACTTTTCTCTGTGCATATTCATAACCCTATTAACCGAATCTTCCCAAGTTTCAGTTCTATTCTCATCGTCAATCCATCTTGAATAATCTAAATAATATTTTAAATCACTCGCTAATTGAAGTCCATTCTTACTCATCTCTTATATCTTTTTTTAATTATTTTATTGTTTATATAAATATACTATTTTTTAGAAAAAATCCAAAGGAAAACAAAAAATACCCTAATTATTTTTTTTTAAAAACCTAATAAAATCAATATTAGGTATTTATAATTAATCAGAGGAAAATGTTTTTCCCCTTAAAGATATTCTTCATCCCCCACTACTTTTTCTTTCTGTTTTTTTTGTAAAATATCGTTAATCCTATTTCTTTTTTTCTCTTCTTTTTTGTTCTCAACACCTAAAAAAGTGAGTTCTTCAGTACTATTGTCAGTATCAATTTGTACTGAACCATTATCAAATAATACATTCTCAAATACAACACCTGCAGGTCCAAATCTATTTTTTAATATTGACATATTCGCTCTACCGTTTTCTTGTTGTTCCATTGTTCTACCAATAGAATATAAAAAGTGAGCGAATTGTGATTTTTTAATTGATCCTCCACCCATATCGGATGTCACAATTTCTTGTCCAATTGATTGTCTACCACCTTGTGTAAATAAGTGGATAGGTATTTTAAGTTCCTCAGCCAATGTTTCAAATTGTCTTACCAATACACCTTCAGCTGTCCAACTTTCTTCAGATAATTGAATGCAATCTAAATAATCCACAACAATCATATCAGGTGTAATATTATTTTGTCTTTGTTTTTTAACCCAATTACGTATTTTCTCGAAGGTTGTTCCGTATGAAGGAAACTTCTTTAAAACAAGTTTACCCTTACCCTTAATACCTTGAATTATTTCAATAACCGCCGATTTATTTTCCTTCAAATCGTTGATTGGGATACCTGTCCAACAAGCATAATGTTTACGTTTAATATCCCTAACTTTATCCTCAAAGAAAACGTGAAATACAGTTTTACCTAAATTATAGTTAGTATTAGCTATTTTAGTCGCACATGTGGATTTACCTGTTCCTAATGGTGCAATACCTAAACTAACTTCACCTGAACCTAATCCACCACCAGTTGATCTGTCAAAACCACCTATACCAAATGGTAATGGTTTTCTTTCATCATTATCCAACACGTTTTCAATATTATCCAAAGCATCTTCACCATTATCTTTATCTTCTGATATGTTAATGGCTTTCTTAATAATATCTTCACACTTATCATACGATTCAAAATCACCTTTTTCAAGTATCTTTTGTACCTTTTGAATTGCTTTCTTTAATTCTTGTTGTTTACAGAAATTAATTACTTTATGTTGAACGAAACTACTATCAGCCAATTCAACGTTTTTAACCCCATCAAGTTCATCAACAAGAACCCTTCTTGTTACCTCTGATGACGCCTCTGAGTTGATAATACTCTCAATAGCATCCATCGTAGGGATAGAATCATACTTAACATAATACTCCTTAATATACTGAGTGATAACCCTAAAATATTGATTATCAAAATATTTTGGATCGATAATGTTAATGTAGTTCTCACCAAAAGTTCTGTCAGTAAATATCTGAGCGAGAACCTTCGATTGGAAGCTATCACCTAAATACCCAAAATTTTCTTTATCAGTCATATTATTCCGTTTCTTCTGTATTTTGTAAAACTATTTGTAACTTTGATATTATTGTGGAAATAGAATCTTTAATATCTACAATGTACCTAATTTTTTGTCCGTTTTCAAAAAATACAGGAATACATAATCCATAACCCGAAAACATAGTTTCTGATATGGGTTTACCGTCAACTTTTACAGTAAATGTAAAATTATCTTTAATGTCGTTAAGATTATATTTTGGTATATCTTTAATCACAATATCACCATCATCATCATAATAAAACCCATAAGGATCATAATTATTCCAAAGGTGGTCAATACTTTTCTTCATAATACCTTTTTTAATGATACTAACAACTTGATCGGTGGTGTCTTTCATAGACAAACTTTTAGCCGCTTTTTCATTAAACTTCCTCACATTGAAGAATCTCTGAACAATAATATCTTTGTTCAGTTTTAACACAAACTCAAATCGTGTTTTAAATTTATCGTTCCCGATACTACTCATATTTTATTTTTTTTAAATTATTAATTTCCGCTTGAACCGAAACCATTTTCACCTCTATTGGTTTCACTTAACTCATTTACTTCCTCTAATTCAATTGTAGGGTATGGTATAATCACCAATTGTCCAACCTTATCACCAATTCCATATACCTCACCATTATCCCAATCCAATTTCTTAAATCTAAGTCTTAATGAACCTCGATAACCCGAATCTACAACCCCAATACTATTCGCTAATATCTGTTTTGTTTTACTAATTGATGATCTTGGGAATAATAAACCAACATATCCTTCAGGTATTTCAACAGCAATATCTGTTTCGTACTCATAAAAGATTTCATTTTTTACTAATGATGTTGCTACTAAATCCATACCTGCATCACCAGGTTTTGCATACTTCGGTGTTACCGCCTTTTCACTTAATTTTTTAAATCTTACTTTCATTATTTATATTCACTAATTGCTTTTTTATATAGTTTTTTTTCTTTCTCCATAATAATATAAAATGGTTTGAAAAAATCAATAAACCCTGAATCTGACTTTGGCATATACGAATAGATACCATCATTAATCATCTGTTTCATTAATACCTTATAATCTCTACCTTCAGGATTTAACACACCATTTATCAATTCATCATCAATTCTTTCTTTAACTTCGTTTGTTACTAATGGTTGACTTAAATCAATTATCTTTTTATTTACTATGTATAAGGTTTCACCCATTACACCATGCTTTGATTTACCATTAATTAAATTACGTAATACTGAAGACTCTCTTCCCCTTGATTCAGGTAATAATTTACTCCCCTTTTCAATAACCCATTCTAATGTTTTTTCTTCTTTTACTAACTCTGGAAATAACTTAAATAAAGTCGGTTCTCCCATACCATAAACACCTGCTATGTTATCCGAATTACAACCTGTTAAAACTTTTACTAATAATACGTTTTTATGAGTATATTCTAAATACTTATTCCAATTTTTTTCAGTTACAAAATCTCTTTTATCTACCAAATAAACTTCTGTGTCACTACTTATTAATTGTAGTAAATCCCTATCATTTGTATAAACATATTTATATTCGTTTGGGGTGTTTAAACAATAATAAGCAATACAATCATCAGCCTCAGAACCTTCATCCTCAAATTGTCTTAAATATAATTCTTCGCAATAATATTGTGATTTTACCTTTTGAATATTGAACTGGTAATCTTTATCAATTTTTTCATTCAACCCCTCCCTTTGTATTTTATAATCAGGATAAAATGTTCTTCTATAATCTTTTGAAGATTCACCATCCCAAAATACAATTACCTTATCA